ATTTGGTATAGAGTTACATCCTATGCAAATAGCCATATTGCAGGAATTTTGGATACGACCATTTCCTATGTATATTGCTAGTCGTGGTTGGGGTAAAAGTTTTCTATTAGCTTTATATGCTGTATTAAAATGCATATTTTATCCTGGTACTAAAATTGTTATTGTTGGTGCGGCTTTTAGACAGAGCAAAATTATTTTTGAATATATGGAAAATATTTGGAGAACCAGTTCCATACTCAGAAGTATTTTTAATGGTAATGATGATGGTCCACGACGAGATGTTGATAGATGTACCATAAGATTAGGAGATAGTTGGGCTGTTGCTATTCCAATGGGTGACGGAAGTAAAATTAGAGGTTTAAGAGCCCACATTATTATTGCAGACGAGTTTGCTAGTATTAGTCCTGATATTTATGAGACAGTTGTATCCGGTTTCGCTGCTGTTAGTGCTAGTCCTATTCAGAATGTTAAGGAACAGGCTAAGAGAAAAGCAATGAAAGAGGCTGGATTATGGAATGAAGAATTAGAAGCATTAGAATATAAAATGGGTAATCAGGCCATTATTAGTGGAACTGCTGATTATGCTTTTAAGCATTTTGCTAGTTATTGGAGAAGATATAAAGCTATTATAGAAAGTAAAGGAGATATAAATAAATTAGAGGAAATTTTTAAAGGTGAAGTTCCAGATAATTTTAATTGGAAAGATTATAGTATTATTCGTATTCCGTATGAGCTGATTCCAACAGGCTTCATGGACGATAAACAAGTTAGTAGAGCTAAAGCCACTATTCATACTGGCATATATAATATGGAGTATGCTGCTTGTTTTACTGCTGATAGTGATGGATTTTTTAAGAGAAGTCTAATAGAAAGTTGTGTTGTAGCAGAGGATAAGAATATTATACTTCCACAAAGTGGTAAAGTTATTTTTGATGCTACAATTAGAGGGGACTTAGATAAGCAATACATCTATGGAATAGACCCAGCATCTGAACAAGATAATTTTAGTATTGTGATTCTTGAGTTACATAAGGATCATTCAAGAATAGTTTATTGCTGGACAACCAATAGACATAATTTTAAAGAAAGACAAAAAACCGGTTTAGTAAACGAACATGATTTTTATAGTTTTTGTGCTAAAAAAATTAGAAATCTTATGTTAACTTTTCCACCAGCAAGAATAGGCATGGATGCTCAAGGTGGTGGAGTTGCTATAGAAGAAGCGCTACATGATCCCCAAAACTTAGCAGATGGTGAAAAATTAATATGGCCAGTGATAGATTATGATAAACCTAAAGAAACAGATGATCAAAGTGGTTTGCATATTTTAGAGTTGGTGCAATTTGCACGAGCAGATTGGACAGCACAGGCTAATCATGGGTTAAGAAAAGATCTTGAAGATAAAGTACTATTATTTCCACGATTTGATAATCTTACTCTGGGACTTACACTAGAAAATGAAGGCAAAGATATTCTTACTGCTGATTTATCTTCACCATTATATGATTCATTAAGCGAATGTATTCTCGAAATAGAAGAATTAAAGAATGAATTGACCACAATCGTTATGACTCACACCAGCGGATCATCTGGATCACGAGACAGATGGGATACTCCAGAAGTTAAAGCCTCAAACGGACGAAAAGGACGCTTAAGAAAAGATAGATATAGTTCTTTGGTTATAGCTAATATGTTAGCAAGACAATTAACTAGAGTATTAGCTGCTCCAGAGTATAATATTATTGGTACTAATACACGAGATGTTGGTAAAATAAATGGCCAATTATATAAAGGGCCAGAATGGTTCACATCTGCCGCTAATGAAGATAGCATATATGGTGGCATATATCGCAATTAATGGTGTATAACTACTTAATTCTATTACAATACTATTATAAAGAGATTAAAAGAATATGGCTAAAAAATATCCCAAAAGTGAAGCTATACATGATGCTCAAATAACTGGAGAAGAAGCATATGTAACTTGGGGTGAAGATTTGGCCAGTAAAGAAAAGGCTCTTAAAGAAGTTTCTCATTCATTATCAGAATATAACAGTATAGAAAAAACTGTTGGTCGTAGAACACGACTAGATTTTTCTAATTTAGATACTAATGTTAGTGGTCGTCCAGGATTAACTCGTAGAGATTATGACGCTTTTAGACCAGATGAAGCAGTACCTACAGTTATTAAGGTTATTATTCGTAAAGCTGATGACATTTATCAAAGAGTTGGGTTGGTTAAAAATGTTATCGATCTCATGGGCGACTTTGCTGCTCAGGGTATCAGAATAGTACATCCTAAAAAACGAGAAGAACGATTTTATAGAGCATGGTTTAAGAAAGTGGGAGGTAAGGATCGTAGTGAAAGATTTCTCAATAATCTTTATAGAACAGGGAATATAGTAATCAATAGACAAACAGCAAAATTACCAGCTAAGTTAATTGATAAAATGTATAAAGCTACTGCTTCAACAGATATACTAGATCCTGAAGTTGGAGAAGTTGAATTAGCTAAAAAAGAAGTTCCTTGGAGATATACTTTTATTGATCCTGTATATGTTGATGTGCTTGGTGGATCACTATCTTCTTTTTCTAGTAAAAAATATTATGGTGTTATATTACCAGCACATCTTAGAAAATTAATCAACAATCCTAAGAATGAAGCAGAAAAATTAATTATACAACAATTGCCAGGGGATATTCTAGAAGCAGCAAAAACACGCAAGCCATACATGCTTGATCCTAATAAAACTATAGTTTATCACTATAAAAAGGATGATTGGCAAGTTTGGGCATATCCTATGATATATGCTATTATGGATGATATTACGGTTATAGAAAAACTTAAATTAGCTGATATGTGTGCTTTGGATGGTGCTGTATCCAATTTGCGTATTTTTAAGTTGGGTAGTTTGGAACACAAGATTGCCCCAACAAAAGCGGCAGCATCAAAATTATCATCTATTCTAAGTAATAATGTTGGTGGTGGCACAATGGATATTGTTTGGGGACCAGATATAGAACTATTAGAAAGTAATACTAATGTTCATAATTTCTTAGGAGAAGATAAATATATACCACACCTTAATAGTGTTTATGCTGGATTAGGAATTCCACCAACACTAACAGGAACATTTGGAGCAGCAGGAACAACAAATAATTTTATCAGTTTGAAAACACTAACTCAAAGATTACAGTATGGCAGAGACGTTTTAATAAATTTTTGGGAAAAAGAAATTGAATTAGTCCAAAAAGCAATGGGCTTCAAGACTCCTGCAAAAATAGAATTTGATAGAATGGATTTAAGTAATGAAGACGCTGAAAAGGCATTATTGATTCAGTTAGCTGATAGAAATATTATTAGTGATGAATTAATTCAAATGAGATTTGGTATTGATCCTAGTATGGAGAAGTCCAGAATTAATAGAGAAAATAGAGATAGAAAAGCTGATCGCATGATAGAAAAAGCTGGCCCATACTATGATGCTAATTTTGAAAATAATTTGAAGAAGATAGCATTACAGCTTGGTATAGCAACACCTAGTCAAGTTGGATTAGAACTTGAGCCTAATAAAAGAGGCGAAAAAAATGCTATACAAATGAAAGCGGATTTTCCACAAGCTCCAAAAATTGGTAATAGTTCACCAACTGGAGTTTCTGGTCAGGGCAGACCAAAGAATACCAAGGATAGTAAACAAAGAAAACAAAAAGATTTTTCTCCAAGAACAGGAGCATCTTTGGCAATTTGGGCCAATGAGGCTCAAGATAAAATTAGCAATATTATAAATCCTATGATGCTAGAATTTTATCAAAAAGATAATCTACGAAAATTATCAGCTAAAGAAACTAATGAATTAGATGATATTAAGACTAAGATTCTGTTAACTATAGATCCAAATAGTACTATTGATGAAAATTTAGTTTCAAAAGCTATGATAAATATAAATTCTCATGATATTCTAACAAAATTTAATAGTCTGAATTATTGGATAAAAAATATTAATAATGAACTCAATAGGGTAATAAATAGTGAAGAAATTAAACTATTAAAATCATCATTTTACTCAGCTTTATATGAAAGATAATAAATGACTACTATTGCACCATCAGGATGGCCATTTGATCCACCTTGTGTTACAAATACTCCATCTCAATCATATATTTATCCTCCTTCTGGTTCTGAACCCTACCCAAGACCAGGTGAGGCTGGATATGGTCAAGGTAACAGATCATTTCATTATTGTGGTTGGGTTTATATATTTTATTGTCAACCTCCTGGACAATGGACTGTTGGTTTTCCTCACTGCTATTATATTTTATCTCACAGATTACCACCATTGCCACCAGATCCATCAGTACCAACAACAGATCCAGCACAAGGATATTGGGATCCAACAACCAGTTATGGCAATTGTCCAAGCTTATTATATAATCAAGATTTTCCATGTGGTTTACCCAATGGAAGAGAACCATATCCTAGACCAGGAGAAATATTAGCTGATCCAGAATTATGGCCACCAAATTCTGCATTCCATTATCGAGGATGGATATATATTAGAAAAAGTGTTTATATAATGGAGCAAGGATTTTATACACAATATATTCTTTATGGCCCACTACCACCATTATCTTCACCAAGACGAACCCCATCTAGTCCTAGACCTCAAACACCATCAGTACCTCCAGCTAGGCCGAGACGAGGAGTTCCTCCATTACCATATACCCCTAGAAAATACTCCAGAGGAATAAATTTAATACCAATACAAAATAATAATAGCTATACATATAAAATTAAAAGTGATCAATTTTCACAATCGTTAAATATATTACCATCACCAAGACCCTCAGATTTAGTCTATTGTTGTTTACCTAATGGATGTGAAATAACAGCTAATACAGACGAATGTATGGCTTTAAATGGATTTGTATTTGGAAAAGTTACAACAGATTTTGATTTTTCCATAGATGATTTAGTATTACGAACAGATTCCCCTCCAATATATATATGGTCTTATAATCTGGCTCTTACATATAGAATATATACGCAAGCAATGAGATTAGCTTCTAATACAATAGATTGGGATAGGGCTAGTAAGAGAGCTGGTAGAATTACAACATCTGATTGGGATTTAATATGGAAATATAGTTTAAAACCAAATACTCCATCAATTGAATTTACTGATAATAGAGGATTAAAATGGAAACAAGAAGAAGCTAGAGGTGTTTATTGGAACGTTGCAAGACAAAAACATTATGTTATAATAGAACATATTGTAGGTCCTGTTACACAACGCTATGTAATGGAGGTACAGGTTGTTCAAGATAAAAATTTGATTTATGGTATTGGTTCATGTGATGAATCTTTGGATAAATTTTGTTTGGATCTTAATGATCCTCCACCAATTCGTCCATCAGGAATGGTATATTGTTGTTTGCAGCCTACTGGTTGTGAAATAGTATCTAGTTCAGGAATATGTACTCAAATGGGTGGTACTATTCTTGGAGAAGTACCAACAAATTTCAATATTTTATTAGATGATTTGGTCCCGTTGCATCATACAACAGAGACAGAAACAAGACTTACAAATGATATGATAACAGGTAATAGACCACAAGTTCAAATTTATTCAATAGAAGCATTTAATGCTACAGATGTGGCCGCATGGGCAAAGGCTTTACAAGCAGCAGGCACAATAACAAGGCAAACAGCATTAGATCTTAGAAATCCTTTCTCACTCCCCATATATGCTAAAACTCTTAGTTTTACTGCTAAATATCTTAGAAAGAAAATTACTTGGGAACAAATAGATAGAAATATTTATTATGATACTTTTAGTAGAAAATATTATATTC